TCTTCCTCTTCCTCTTCCTCTGGTAACTCTTTTTGTAACGCTATGCGCGTTACATTTTGCGTTTCACGCTTCCGGTGTTCTGCGACTCTTCTGTTTGTAAGTGCCCGTTTTTTCGATGATTCACCGTTGTGTCGCTCAAAGTTAGGCAGGACCAGCTTTTCGTCGACATATGCAAGCCAGCCAACAGTAATCAGTGCATCAGCGAATCCTGTAATAAAAGCGAGCCTGTCGAGTACTCCCTTTGTAACGCTTCCAGCGTTACCGTCTATTGTCTTCTGATCAGCCCATGCCCAGATGCGGACCAGCTTCCCGAGAACGGCGTCCGGGTCGATATTCAGCAGCTCGGCTATCTGAAATATTTCAGGCTTGTCAGGGGTGATCACCTCGACCTTAATCCAGCTGCTGGCCATCAGATCACCTCCGGCACGTTGCCTTTCGCAGCTTCGTCCATAATCCGTTTAATCTCCGCCTGGCGGCGCAAACTGGAGTTGATGGCGCACTCAACACAATGGCCGTTATAGACGTAGCGCTCACTGTCATGACCGTGCTTGCACTTTTTACCGGTGTAATAACGCTTAAGACCTGACTTTGCAGCGTCCAGACGAGTGATAATCTCCATTACGCAACCTCATTTACGTTTGCTATTACGGTGATTTTGAGTGCGGATGAAAAAAAGATCAACCATATATGGATAATAATTACCTGCTGGGTGCGAATAGATATGAAAAGACCGCCAGAAGGCGGTCTGATGGGTGTTTGATAGAGGTTTTATTCGTAGAAGAAGTTTACCATCTGTGGTTTGTTTTTAATCCACTCTCGCTTTTTGCATGCTTTAAATAGCCCGTTCATCAATGCCTTACCAGGCATTTTTCTGCGCCCGGTTAGATGCGTCTGGATGTAGTGACTCGTCGTCCCGGCCTCTTCTGCAAAGGAATCGCGCTCATCAGGTGTGAGTTCAAGCCAGTGTTTTTTGAAGTCGAATTTTTCGTTCTCGCTCATAGCTATTGCCTGATATTAATTTCAGATAATAAATATTCACCTATCAGGTAATAAAAATCAAGGATTGTTACCTGTCAGGTGCATTTACCCGTGAGGTAATTTCGCTTTTAATTGAACCACTAAATGATTCATATATGGAGCGATTTACCACAGCATGAAAAGTATTCAGGAAATCCGCATTAAAAATTCAAGTGATCTTATTGACCGTGAGTTTAACGGGGTACAGACACGACTTGCGGAAAGAATGGAGACTCCGGCCAATCTTGTTAACCGCTGGGTGTTAGGTAAAAAGGTCATCGGTGACCAGGTAGCGAGAAAAATTGAAGCCGCTGCGAACAAACCGAGAAACTGGCTGGATATCGACCATTCCCTCTCGCAGGAAGGTTATTCCCCAATCGGCCCGAGCGATATCGGGTTGCTTGCAGCTCATAATCTTGAGCGCTGGATGCGCGAAAGTCGCGATCTGTCATCACAGGGTAAACTACACAAAGCATCAGGCATTGCCCAGGCCACCATCAACCGGATGCTGAATAACGAAGTTAGCGTGTCCATCGCCACACTTGAGACTCTAGCTGCAGCGTTCGGGCGTCACGGCTATGAGTTGCTTATCCACCCTAAAGATCCGGCAACCATACCGTACGACCGGTCCAGGTTCGCATCGTTACCTGAAACCGAAAAAGAAAAGATTAAAAGCTATATCCAGTTTGTCATCAATCAGAATGGCATAAAACAAGAATAATACGTTAATAGTCAATTACTAAGCCGCTAATCAGCGGCTTTTTTATCGCCTCAATAATTACCTGCTGGGTAATTTTTTATAACCATATCTATTGACTTCAAACCATATACGGATAATCATTACCTCAACGGTAACACTGAGGTAACGAATTATGCAGTGGAAAATCATCAACGGTTGGTACTGCGTTACGGCGTGCGGGCTGATGAGTACCAAGTTCCGCACTCTGCATGAAGCCATCAACTGGGCGTTTGTCACCAAGATGGCAGTCAAAACTGAAATGGATATGGGGGTGAGCAAGTGAGTGAATTATCAGTCATCGAAATTGCACCGGATATGGCACCGGTAATTTATGTAGAAAACGGCCTGGATCAGTTTCTTGAACAGATCCGTGAAGGCGTCAACGAAGTTCCTGACCTGAGCACAGCAAAAGGCCGCGCCCGTGTCGCATCGCTGGCTGCTCAGGTTTCACGTAGCAAAACGGCAGTTGAAAAGCCAGGCCGTGATTACCTGAAACGCCTGAAAGAGCAGCCGAAAGTGGTTGAAACTGAACTGCGCCGATTCGTGACTGAATGCGACCAGCTTCGCGATGAAGTACGCCGCCCACTTACCGAGTGGGAAGACGCGGAGAAGGCACGTACTGAAGCACTGCAACAGCGTCTTGTGGATTTGCGTGCACTGGCTGACGTGATAGACACCGCAGGGAACTACCTTCCATCTGCTGATATTCAACAGCGTATTCAGGAAGCTAAATCCGTGGTGCTGGATGACAGCTGGCAGGAACGTGCAGCAGAAGCTGGTGTTGCTAAGGATTCAACCATTCAACAACTGGAAGCATCTCTGGCAGTGGCGAAAAAGCGCGAGCACGAAGCTGCTGAGCTGGAACGCCTGCGTAAAGAGGCAGAAGAAAAAGCACGCCTCGAACGTGAAGAAGCTATCCGCCGCGAAGCAGCAGAGCAGGCTAAGCGTGATGCAGAAGCAAGAGCACGGGCCGAGATTGATGCTGCTGCACGCCGTGAAGCTGAAGCCATGGCAGCAACTGAACGCGCAGAGCGCGAAAAAATTGAAGCCCAGCAGAAAGCAGAACGTGAAGCAAAAGCTGCTGCTGAAAAAGCTGAGCAGGAAAAGAACGCTGCTATCGCAGCGGAACGCCACCGACAAGAAGAATTGGAAGCTGCACGCCTGGCAGAACAGAAACGAATCGCCGACGAAGAAGCGCGCCGCGCAGCTGATAAAGAGCATCGCCGCACCATCAACCGGCAGGCTATCGCAGACCTGATCGAAAGCGGTCTTTCGCAGGAAATGGCAGAGAAAGCTCTGATTGCCATCGCCAGCGGGAAGGTATCTGCAGTCTCCATCAAGTACTGAGGTGGGTATGAACATCCAACAGATTAATAACCTGAAAAAAATCATGACCAGCATCGACAGCGACTACCAGTTGAGCCAGATGCACTACGAGCGCCAGGTAGAGCTGATCGACGCCATTAAGCACCACCAGCTGCAGGCGCCTTTCTATGAGCTGGAGCGCAAAGGCGTGCGCAAGGAGATTCTGGAAGAGCTGATGATGAACCCGGAGTTTGAAGAAGCTCTCGCTGCATTCCAGAGAGCGCTTACCGGAATCATCGCTAAGTGGGATCTGGCTGACCAGTTGGACACGGCGAGGAATGCGGCATGAAGCCTGGCATTTATTTCGACATCAGCAACGAGGATTACCACGCCGGCGACGGCGTGAGTAAGTCGCAGCTGGATATGGTTGCGCTGAGCCCGGCCCTGTTGCAGTGGCAGAAATCAGCACCGGTAGACACCGAAAAGCTGAAGGCACTGGATATGGGAACCGCCCTGCACTGCCTGCTGCTGGAGCCTGAAGAGTTCGACAAGCGTTTTATTGTGGCGCCGCAGTTCAACAGACGCACGACAGCAGGCAAAGAGGATGAAGCTGCGTTCCTGAATGATGTTGCGGGAATGGGCATGACTGTTATGGATGCCGAACAGGGCCGGAAGCTGCAACTTATGCGCGACAGCGCGATGGCCCACCCGGCGGCGCGCTGGCTGCTTGAGGCGGAAGGTTTCTGCGAAGCATCGCATTACTGGATGGATCCGGAAACTGGCGAACTGTGCCGCATCCGTCCGGACAAACGCCTGAAGTATCACCCGGTGCTGCTGGACGTGAAGAAGGTTGCAGACATGGAGAGGTTCGCCCGCCACATCGAGGAATTCCGGTACCACGTTCAGGACGCTATGTACCGTGAAGGCGCGCAGCAGACCACCGGTGAGCCGCACGGATTCTTCTTCCTGGCGGTAAGCGAAACCATCGATTGCGGACGCTACCCGGTGCGAGTGTTTGAGCTGGATGCACAGGATGTTGACGACGGGCATTCGCTGTTCCGCCGGGATCTGAATACCTACCACCAGTGCCGTGAGACTGGCGAATGGGGTGGATTTGAAATTATTAAACGCCCTGAGTGGGCACGCAAAAAGGATATGTACGTATGAGCAACGACATCGCAAACATCAATGCGCCAGTAGACACAGCAATCGCTGGCACTGCTGCAACAATTTTCAGCCCAGAGGGCTTAAACCAACTGATGAAATTCGCCGAAGTAATGGCGCAAAGCCGCGTAACGGTACCGGCTCACCTCGCCGGTAAGCCAGCTGATTGCATGGCTGTGGCAATGCAGGCTGCACAATGGGGAATGAACCCGTTCGCCGTCGCGCAGAAAACCCATGTTGTGAGCGGCACGCTCGGCTATGAAGCCCAATTAGTAAACGCAGTTATCTCAACCATGTCGCCAACAAAAGATCGCATCAACTACGAGTGGTTCGGGCCTTGGGAAGGCGTGATCGGAAAGTTTGTTGAGAAAACATCCAAAAACGGCAACCCATATATCGCACCAGGCTGGACCCTCAAAGACGAAGAAGGCTGCGGTGTTCGCGTATGGGCAACCATGAAGGGAGAGGATCAGCCTCGAGTGCTTGAGTTAATGCTGTCTCAGGCTCAGGTAAGAAACTCAACGCTTTGGGCAAGCGACCCGAAACAACAACTCGCATACCTGGCGACAAAGCGCTGGTCACGCCTGCATTGCCCAGACGTAATCATGGGCGTGTACACCCCTGACGAATTGCAGGAGACGGCACCGCGCGTTGAGCGCGATATCACTCCAGCACCAGCCACCGCCTCAGGCATGAACAAGCTGATCAACTCCAAGCCTGAGCAGCACCAGGAAGAGAAGACAAAGAGCAGTGATGACCGCGATCCAGAAGAGATTCTGTGCGCTTTCACTGACGCAGCGATGAACTACAACACGCTGAAGGATCTGGATAAGGCATACAAATACGTTGCCAGCAAGCTCGCTAACGATGATGACCGCCTGGCTAAAGCCACTGACGTGTACACCATCCGCCGCGATGAGCTGAACGAAGTCCCTATGTAATCACCACCGTGGCGCCACGGCGCCACACCTGCAACCAGGAGAGATAGTTATGAAAGGTGCATTGAGTAAGAAAAAACTCCTTGAGGTGGTGCCACTGTCATGGAGCACGATTGACCGACTGGAGCGTGATGGCGAATTCCCGAAACGCTGGTACATCACCGATGGGAAAGTGGCATGGACCCAGGAAGAAGTGGAGAAGTGGCTTGACGATCGCAGGAAGAACAGCCCGGACGAATTCCAGGGAAAAAAGCCACCGGTTGAGCTGCGGAAGTATCGGCCTGGGAAGGGTGCTGCCGTGAGTGCAGCTGCATGACGGCGATGAAGAAGCATATCGGCAGATGGTCAGATGTTTACCTGTGTCTGGCCGTGGTCGCCTACCTGATGTGGCTGGCGGCGATAATCAGTTGAGAGGTCTGGATCAAATGAAAAAGACGAAGCTTGAGCGCTATCACGAAGACTACGTGTCGCAGCGCCGTGTTGAAAGAGTGGTGGCAGTAACGCCGGAAGCAATGGAGATCGAAAGCCGGGCCATCGAGCGCGAACGCCGCGGGCACTACCGAATCGCAGCCCGTCTCTGGCTACAGTGCCTTGATGCCGCTGTTGGTGAAGTTGAGCGCGCCCGCATCGCGGTACGCCGCCAGCAGTGCATCACCAAAGGTAACCGCACCCCGCACCTGGACTACAGCGGGATCGGATGTCGCGGGGTGGTGTATGACTAATCCACACGACGGGATCACCGTGGGCAGCGTGACACTGGTTTATTCAACTATGCGCCGAGGGTGGTTAGCGCCCGGTGGACAGGTTATCAGAAACCCATTGAAGGCTCAGCGCCTGGCTGAGCTGATGAACAGTAAGAAGGTGGCGGAATGAAATACGGAAGCGTGTGCAGCGGTATCGAAGCCGCCAGCAAAGCCTGGGAACCTCTCGGCTGGAAACCTGCGTGGTTCTCTGAAATCGAACCATTCCCCTCAGCCGTCCTCGCCCATCACTGGCCAGAAGTAACCAATCTTGGCGACATGACCAAAATCGCCGATGCGGTGCGCGCTGGTGATGTCGAAGCGCCTGATGTTCTGGTCGGTGGTACGCCCTGCCAGGCATTCAGCATCGCCGGCTTACGTGAAGGCCTGTCTGATGACCGCGGCCAGTTAACCCTCTCTTATGTGGAATTAGCCAATGCAATCGACGCAAAGCGCCGCGAACGCGGTGAGCCAGAAGCAGTTATCGTCTGGGAAAACGTCCCCGGCGTGCTCAGCAGCAAAGACAATGCCTTCGGGTGCTTTCTGGCAGGACTTGCCGGAGAAAGCTGTGAGTTGCAGCCAGCAGGGGGAAAATGGACGCACGCAGGTTGTGTGTCTGGACCAGAAAGGGTTATTGCCTGGCGCGTCCTTGATGCTCAATTTTTCGGAGTGGCCCAACGACGCCGACGTGTGTTCGTTGTCGCAAGTGCTCGAAAAGGATTCTATCCCGCAGAAGTACTTTTTGAGTTCGACAGCGTGCGCCGGGATTCTGCGCCGCGCCGAGAAACGCAAAAGGCTGTTGCCGCCCTTACTGCACGAGGCGTTAGAACGTGTGGCGCTTACGACAATCAGGCACAAGCAGGACACCTGATAGCTGAGTGCGCTAATGGTGACGTTAGCCACACATTAAAGGGTGAAGGGTTTGATGGTAGTGAGGACGGAACCGGGAGAGGCGTTCCAGTTGTGGCTTTCGGCGGTGGAAATACCAGGGGAAACATTGATGTTGCTACGTCGGATTTATCGCCAACGATTCGCGCAGGAAACCACGATAAAAGCCATGCCAATAGCGGCCAGCCGCCAGCTATTGCGTATGCATTCAAGGCAGGACAGGGTGCTAAAGCGGGTGGCATTGGTTACGCGGAAGAGCAATCACCGACATTAACCAGCGCCAGCAGCGGAACCAACCTTGCACCAGCGGTAATGCATGGTGTAGCCGTGCGCCGGCTTACGCCGATTGAGTGCGAGCGCCTTCAGGGCTTTCCAGATAATCACACTCTGATCGGCTGGCGCGGAAAGGATGCTGCCGAATGCCCGGACGGGCCACGATACAAAGCTATCGGCAATAGCATGGCAGTACCGGTTATGCGCTGGATCGGTGAACGCATCGCCGCAGCGCTGCCAGCAGAGAAGTTGAATGGTGATTATGGCAGGAGTAAAACACCGCTCGACCAGCGCGACCTCTGGCGCACTCCACCAGCCCTTTTCGCTTCCCTTGATGCTGAGTTCTGCTTTCAGTTGGATGCCGCCGCGGCGCCGCATAACGCGCTATGCCGGAAGTTCATCACCGCCGAGCAGAATACGCTGGAGACGCCGTGGGCTGATTACCTCAATGTGCCTGGCTACGTCTGGCTGAACCCACCATACAGCGACATCACACC